GTCCTCCGCGACTCGGAGCATTGGAGCGTTTTACTTGGTTTAAGTAATCAACTACAATAACTCCGTAATCTGTTTGGCTAGCTTTAGTCTCTAGTTCCTGGCGGATTCTAGATAGGCTTAGCACTGGGTCATACACGACATCAATCTGTCTATCTTTATTTAAAGGAACAGTCTGAAGTTTCGTGTGAAATGCGTCAAAATCCCTGTGTTCAGTGAATTCTGGTAGTAATTCAGCTCCACCATCAAATCTTCCTGCCCACCATGTGGCTACTCTATCCCACTCGACAGTTGTCAAGTTTCGTGTAGCTAATCGGGAAATAGGAATACGCGCGCCTAAGGCACACATTCTTTGTAGAATAGAACGACTGTCCATTTCTATGGTAAAGTAAAGAGCACTTCTACCTTGCTCATAAACATTGTTAGCAATGTTACAACAAGTGATAGACTTACCTGCACCTCTTCGACCACCAACAAGTATCAAATCTCTGGGAGAGAACTTGAGTGTTTGGTCGTAGTCATCATTAAGGCCAAGAGGTAAGAACTTCTTAAGGTCTTTCTCTGAATCAAACAAAGGAATTGTTTGCATGTTTTCTTCGGGAGCTTTGAGGTCTACTCGTTCGCCCACATCTAGAACAATCTGTTGAATTGCTTCAACGTTTTCTTCTGCCGAAGATATTGCTACAGTCTTATCAATGAACTTATCTAGTTCATCTAGTATTTCTACTTGTGTATACTCATTTTTTAAGTACTCGAGTAGAACCCAAGCGTCGATATCTACCTCGACGGCTTCGATTGCAAATACTTTTTCTTGTAGCTTTCTATCACGAATGGATAGTTTAAGGTCATCAAAGGTAGGGAGACTTCTGAAATTTTTAATATGAGTATCCATGACCTTGTATAAGGACTGATACTCGGCACTAAGATAATTAACTCTAAGGTTGCCCCAAGACTCAAAATCTTCTTGCGTTATTATTTGCTTCAACAGAGCTGAAGTTAAGTTCAAAGTCTACCCTCCCAGATAAAAAAGAGCAGAGGATAATTCCCCTGCCCTAAGTTTTGTAAAAAAAGATTTAGCTAGATGCTTTTTCTTTTCTTGCGGCTCCGTCGTAATCGGAACAAGTAAGACCCCTACGAGTCAACATTGTTTTAACGCCTCTTACAGTTTTGCCAATTTCGTCAGCGATAGCTTCAACAGTCATGCTGTCAATATCGTTAACTTCCGCTAAAGGGTCAGCTTTGCTAGAACCTTTAGTTTCTTTCTGCTTAGGAATAGCGTTAATATCGCCACTTCTTAGCAAGCTGAGTGCTTTTCCTCTGATAGAATTAACAGATTTGCCTAGGGCTTCTGCGATTTCTTCAACAAAAGACCCACCGTTTACCATAGTAGTAAAGGTAGCTTCCTCTTCGGGAGAGTAAGTTCTAACAGCTTCTGGTTTCTCAGCTGGTTTTACATGGCTAGTTAATTCCATAGAAAGAATCTTGCCCTGTATTGATTTAGCAGAGAACTGACCATCTTCGAAAGATGATGCGATGTCTGCATAAGTGTATGCACCTGAGTTATCAGATACAAAGTTTGATAAAGTAGCTTCTTGGTCTTCAGAGAAAGTTCTGTTTGATACTGAAGATGCAAGTTCTACGTCGTGACCCATTTTTCTAAGCTTAGACGAGACACTTCTTGTTGAAGTCTCTAAGTCAGCGGCTGCGTCTGCAACCATAGCTTGTGAAATAGGTGATGTGTTTCCAACGAAATCAACAAGTTGTTGTGTTCTTTCGTCTGTCCATTTTGGTAATGCCATTTTGGTTTCCTATATTTCTTTTAAGTTTGTTATTATTAATACGCCCTTATCTCGGGCTGCCTGTGTTTTAGCGGATTCGATACCGCTTTCGTTTACTAAGATTGTAACATCTTTAGTCAAACTGCTTTTAACAAGATAGCCCATGTTTTCTAAGTGTTGTGTTGCGGCTGCTTTTGTTTTATAGCTTTTGAGTTTTCCTGTGATACAAACTACCCCTTTGGTTTCTGTCTTAGGAACTAATAGTTCTTTCTGTTTGAAACTGAAAGGTAATCTGTCATATCCATTGGTAAATTCTTCGATTAACCAATCTAGTAAATTCTCTGTTGCAGTTGGGCCTAATCCTGCTTGGTCACATGTCTCTTCATTGATGTCAGTGATATGTTTTACTACTGAGCATATTTTACGGGAGGCTGTGTTACCAATTAGTTTGATAGAGAAGGCAGGTAGTAATTCGACTAAGTCGACAGTTTTACTACTCTCAATTTCCCTACTAAGTTTAACTGCGAGTTTCTCGGATTGTAACGCGTCTATCATTATTTCTAGTGGTAGTTCGTAGAGGTCAAAAATAGAATCTATCTGTAACTTTTCTACTGTGCGAGGTCCGAGACCTTTGATTTTGAGAGTCTTAGCGAAGTGCTCAATCTTTTTACTTGTCTTACCACTACAGTTAGTGTTATGACAAAAGAGTTGGTCTTTTATCCACTCAAGGTCTGTCATACAAGATGGACAGTGCGATGGCGGTAAAATTTGCTTCATTGTTTCTTCTCTTAATTTCTATTTATATATTATAACAAAATTCAGTTTCTATGTCAAGATTTATTTTTTGGAAAGTCCTGAAGAATGAGGGAATCAATTTTGAAACACTCAGTGTGACCTCCAAACTTAAACATAGGAACATGTTTATCGTCCTTATATATTTC